ATCTATTTTATCGAAAATTATGTTAAAATTATTTCTCTCGATAAAGGATTGATACCTCTTACACTAAGAGAATATCAGAAAGAATTAATTCTATCTCTTTGGACAAATAGATTCTCGATTATATTGGCAGCTAGACAAGCAGCTAAGACTACAACTGTAGCTGCATTTCTACTTTGGTATGCAATTTTCAACAGCGATAAGACTGTTGCTATTCTGGCAAATAAAGCAGCTACAGCGAGAGAAATTCTATCTAGAATAACACTTGCGCTCGAGAATCTTCCATTTTTTCTCCAACCAGGAGTCGATGTCCTTAATAAAGGATCTCTAGAATTCGGAAACAATTCTCAAATTTTTACTGCCGCAACATCGACTGATTCCATAAGAGGCAGATCTCCAAATTGTGTTACTGGTGACACGAAAATAAGATTATATGATGAATTGACTGATGAATTTTTTCTCATTCCGATTTCAGAGTGTGTAGATTTGATATCAGATTCAACCAGAAAATTCAAAGTCTTGACTCAACTAGGATTTCGTGATTTTGATGGTATTATATCTAGAGGAATTGTTTCTGATTTGATTAAGATTTCTTTGGATACAGGTGAATTCTTAAAGTGTACACCGGATCATAGAATTATGTTGGATACTGGAGAATTTATCGAAGCACAATATTTAAAATCGGGCGATTCGATTTATCCAAACAAAGGAGTAATTTCTATTGAGAATGTTCCTGATGAAGAAGTGTACGATCTATTGAATGTAGAAGAAACTAATTCATATATTACAAATGGAATTGTTTCACATAATTGTGTGTATTGTGACGAGTATGGATTCATCGATAATGCAGAAGAATTCTTTAAATCGACGTTCCCGACAATTTCGTCAGGAACTGATTCTAAATTCATAGTAACTTCGACACCTAATGGAATGAATCATTATTATAAGTTATGGAAAGATGCTGAAGAAAACAGAAGCGAATTTGTTCCATACGAAATTACATGGGATATGGTTCCTGGTAGAGACGAAAATTGGAAAAAAACACAATTAGAAATTCTTGGAGACTATGGTTTTCGACAGGAATATGGAAACGAATTCCTAGGCTCTTCTAACACACTAATATCAGGACACAAATTACAATCTCTTACTTGGGAAGTCCCTATTAAACAGACTGATTCATTAGTCGTTCTGGAAAAATCTTTACAAAATCATAATTATGTTGTAACTGTCGACTCATCAAGAGGAGTAGAAAATGATTACTCTGTTGCTGTTGTGATAGATACAACCACTATTCCTTACAAGATTGTTGCAAGATTTAAAGATAATACCACAAGACCAATAATGCTTCCGAATATTATCGTTGATCTTGCTAAAAGTTATAATAACGCATTCCTTCTAATTGAAAGAAATACTGTCGGCCAAACTGTTGCGGAATCTTGTTATTGGGATTTAGAATATGAAAATATATTCACCACAATTACAGGGAAACGTGGACAAGAACTTAGGAATTCTTTCACCAAATCGAATAAAATTGGTGTCGAGATGACAACTGGTGTTAAAAGATTAGGTGCTTCGATTCTTAAAACACTTATCGAGGAAGATAGATTAATTAATTTTACTGAAGATATGGTTCAAGAATTATATTCTTTCATCAATAAATCTGGATCTTGGTCTGGTGAATCTGGAAAACATGACGATCTAGTCATGGCTTTGTTGTTATTTTCTTGGGCAACGAACGAATCTTTCTTTAAAGAAATTACTAATTCCGATCTCAGAAGATCTTTTTTAGAAAAGCAAGAGAATATTGAAGAAGAGATTTACTCTTTTGCAGGAATAACAGACGGTAATGAATCAGAATACACAGATAATTCTTGGTTACTGTAATCTCAAGATTTCTGTTTTTATAAATATAATTAGAATTCCATATTCGAAAGAATAATTTAACTCTAATTAGGAGAAACATAATGGCTATTAATTTATCGCCAGGAGTGAATGTATCTGAGATCGATTTGACAACTACAGTACCTGGAGTTGCAACATCAATCGGTGCAATTGCTGGTGCTTTTCAGTGGGGACCAGTTCTAGAAGTTAGAACTATTTCTTCAGAAGTAGAACTAGTAGATACATTCAACAAACCAAATAACGACGTTGCTGACACTTTCTTTTCAGCAGCAAATTTTTTAAGCTACTCAAATGCACTACGAGTAGTTAGAAATGTAGGATCCACAGCTAGAAATGCAACTAATGGTGCTTCAGGTATCTCTGGTTTAACTATTGTTACTGCTGGTGTTTCTAATGCTAACAGCCAAATGGCCCCAGGAACATTTGCATTAACATTCACAGGTGGCGGCGGTTCTGGTGCACAAGGCACAGCAACACTTGCATATGGTGGTGCGACTGGTGTTCTTGTTAGTGCAGTATCTCTAACAGATGCTGGAACAGGATATTCCACAACGCCAACAGTAACTGTTACAGGTGCTACAGGATTCACCACAGTACCAGTAATCACAGCTTCAACTGCAAATACTATCTTAATTAAAAATGAAGAGGATTATCAACAGAATTATATTTCTGGTGTTGATTCGGCTGCTGGAACATGGACCTCAAAGTATCCAGGTGTGTTAGGTAACTCGCTCAAAGTGTCTATTTGTGACTCGACCGGATTCACTGGTTGGACTTACGCATCATCTTTTGGTATTGCGCCAGGAACTTCTACATATGCTGCTCAAAATGGTGGATCGCTTGATGAGTTACATATTATCGTTATCGATGAAGACGGTAAATTTACAGGAACACAAAATTCTGTATTAGAGAAATTCGAATTTGTTTCGAAAGCTTCTGATGCTAAGACGGAATCTGGCGAGTCGAATTATTACGCAAATGTAATTAATAATAGATCCAGATATATTTGGTGGACCAATCATCCAAGAACTACAACAGATTGGGGTACAACTGCTTCTTCTGCTGGCGCTTATGATGCCGTACCAGGCGGAGCGATCACTTCTTCGTTAACTGCCGGAGTTGATGCTAATGTTCTTTCCAATGGAGAAATCCAGGCTGGATACGATCTATTCGCCGACGCAGAAACAATTGATGTGAATTTAATTATCGGTGCTTCTGCTAATTCTACAGTTGGAACTTATCTCGTCCAATCTATTGCTGAGAACAGAGGAGACGCTGTTGTGTTCTTATCTCCTACTAAGGTTTCGGTTGTAGATAATAAAGGACAAGAAGTAACAGATATCACAACATTCAGAAATACTCTACCATCATCTTCTTATGCTGTTGTTGATTCTGGTTGGAAATATCAATACGATAAGTATAATGACGTTTTCCGCTGGGTTCCTCTAAATGCAGATATTGCTGGTCTATGTGCCAGAACAGACGCAACTAACGATCCTTGGTTCTCGCCAGCAGGTTTCAATAGAGGAAATCTAAAGAATGTCGTTAAATTAGCGTTTAATCCAAGTAAAGCTAATAGAGACGATCTATTCAAGATCGGGATTAATCCAGTAGTCACTTTCCCTGGTCAAGGAACCGTGTTATTCGGCGACAAGACACTTCTTTCTAAGCCATCAGCTTTTGATAGAATTAATGTCCGTAGATTATTCAATGTTCTTAAGAAATCGATTTCTACTGCTTCTAAGTTCTCTTTATTCGAATTAAACGACGAATTCACAAGAGCACAATTCGTTGGATTAGTAGAACCATTCTTACGAGACGTACAAGGTAGAAGAGGAATTACTGATTTCAAGGTTGTTTGCGACACAACAAACAACACACCTCAGGTAATTGATTCTAATTCGTTCGTTGGTGATATTTACATTAAACCAGCAAGATCTATTAATTTCATTCAACTAAATTTCGTGGCTGTCCGCACTGGTGTTGAATTTAGCGAGATTATTGGACAATTCTAAAATGATGGGAGGATTATTCCTCCCATTTCTAACGAATAAATAAAAATAAAGGATTTAAACACATATGCCACAAGGATTTAACTTAACAGATTTTAAAGGACGCTTCAGTTTAGAAGGAGCTAGACCAACTCTATTCGAAGCAAAGGTATTCGGTTTACCTTTTGCCGATTCCAGAAACGATTTCACATTTCATTGCAAAGCGGCGCAATTACCTGGTAAGACATTAGGTGTAGTTGAAGTTCCTTATTTCGGTAGAAAAATTAAAGTACACGGCGATCAAACATTCGCAGAGTGGACTGTTACAGTGATCAACGAAGAAAATTTCAGAGTGAGAAATGGATTCGAACTCTGGATGAGCACAATCAACCAACATGTTCAGAATACTAAGGTAGATTTAGGATACAAAGCACCACTAGCTTTCGTAACACAATATAGCAAACAAGGTGCTGTTGTAAAAGAATACAAATTCGTAGGGATGTTTCCTACGGATATTTCTCCTATCGATGTGTCTTGGGAATCCAATGATACTATCGAAGAATTTACAGTAACTTTACAATATGACTGGTGGGAATCCGCTGGTGTTTCTGATTTCAGTGATTTCAGTTAATTTTGAAAGAAAATAACTAAGGATTATTCATGGCATTATTCGATTATTTTGGTTTTTCATTTAAAAGAAGAGGACCCGAAGAGGAGAAAGAATTACTTTCTCCTGTTCCTCCGCAGTTAGACGATGACGCTATCATAGTTAGTTCTGGTGGTGGATTCGTTAATACATCATTCAATACTGATTTTTCTTCTTCTGATAAGAGAGTTCTCATTAACAAATATAGAGATCTTTCTCTAATGCCAGAAATCGAATCTGCCATCGACGAAATTATCAACGAATCAATTGTGACTGGGGATCCAGAGTCCCCAGTCGGAGTTGTTTTAGACCGTCTTCCATTTTCGGAAGATATCAAAGAAGTAATACAAGAAGAATTCGATACAATCTTAAATTTACTAGATTTCAACGAAAATGCATATGAAATCTTCAAAA